AGTCGTTAATGATACAATATTCCAAAGTAGCTACACAAGTCAAAGTAATACACAACAAATAGCTTATTGCTTTGCAGACATCGCAGGTTATCAGAAGGTGGGTAGTTATACGGGCACAAACTCTACTAACGGACCTATTGTGTATACTACAGATGATGGCACTGCCACAGGAACAGGAGGATTTGAACCAGCATTTTTATTAATAAAAGGAACTCAATCAACCACTCAATGGTTAATGATAGATAATAAGAGAAGCCCATCAAATCCAAGAAATAAAGCATTGTTTGCTAACCTTAGTGACCTAGAAGGAACAAATAATAGTATAGAATTTTTTACAAATGGCTTTCAGCCTATAACTACAGACGGAGATAGTAATCGTGCGGAAAATTACATCTACCTAGCCATAGCTGCTGACAAAGACAGTTCAGTACCTACGCTAGCGAATAGCTTTACCCCTACTTTATATACAGGTAATGGTGCAACGCAGAATATATATACTCCTTTTGCTCCTGATTTTACTTGGATAAAATCAATAAGTAACGCAACAAGTCACGAGTTACACGACTCTGTAAGAGGCGAACCAAGTAGGATTTCTTCAAATACAACGGCAGCTGCAAGCACAACTTATAATGGTTTTGTTGCATTAACTTTAAATGGATTTAGTTTAGATGGTGCAGGTGGTGGAGGTGAAGTTAATACATCAGGAAGAACTTACGTTGGCTGGAGCTGGAAAGCAGGAGGGTTGCCTACTATTAATAATGATGGGGACATTACAAGTATAGTCAGCGCAAATCAAGCAAGTGGATTTAGTATTGTAGAATATACAGGAAATGGTGCGGCAAATGCTACTGTGGCACACGGACTAGGAATCCAATGTCGTTTAGTTATAGTTAAAAGGTTGTTAGGAGGTTATAATTGGATGGTAGGATATTTAAATAGTTCTAATCAACAACATTCTTTATATTTAAACACTACCGCAGCAAGAGACAATGAACTAAACAGAAGTCCACAAGCATTCAATACAACAACTTTTCAATTAGGCTCTATTGCTAATGCCCATACAAACGGTAGCACTGACAAATATATTGCCTACTGTTTCGCAGACATTGCAGGTTATCAGAAGATAGGGAGTTATACAGGTTCAAATTCAAGTAGTAAAGTTGTTACTACAGGATTTCAACCAAGATTCTTATTAATTAAAAGTACTACAAGTAATGGTAATTATTGGAATATGTTTGATAGTGCGAGAACCACAGCACCTAATGGGAAGGGTCGGCTTTATGCAAATGGTATTTTTGCAGAAGATGGAACTTTAGATATTATTTTTGATTCAACTTCATTTGAAATATTAACTTCTAATAGTGATATTAATGGTAGTAATGATTACCTGTATTTAGCAATAGCATAATGGAATATACACAAACAAATAGCGCACTTTTAGATATTAATGTGGTGTACCATATAGTTAAACCAAACAGCAATGTCAATTAACGATATAAAAATATTGGGAATAAATAGTTTAGTCTTAGGAATTTCTATGACACATATAGATGTGATTTTAAAAATTTTATTACTTTTAGTATCAATTGGTTACACAATACACAAGTGGTACTTAATGTATGGAAAGAATAAGTGAACATATTTCTTATAAAGAAAGTATTAAGTCGCACACGGCGACAAGGTTAAATATAAACAATACACCCGATGGTTATCAAGTTTCTAATATGGTTGGGGTTGCTCATAATGTTTTCGAGCCTCTTAGAGAATATGTAGGAGGTCCTATAAAGATTACAAGTATGTTCCGCTGTGAAAAATTAAACTCTGTTTTGGGGGGAAGTTCCCGAAGCCAGCATTGCCAGGGTAGAGCGATGGACCTGGATGATACGTTTGAGCATAAAACAAATGCCGAGATGTATGAGTTTATAAAAAACAATTTAAATTTTGACCAGCTTATATGGGAATTTGGAGATGAGACTAACCCAGACTGGATTCATGTAAGTTATATTTCAGAAGATGAAAACAGAAAAAGATGTTTAATAGCTGATAAAGTTAATGGCAAAACATTATACAGAGTGGCATGAGCAAAACTAAAAAACCATTTAAAGAAACGGGCGTAGGAAAATTCCTTATTGAAAAAGCTCCTTCAATACTTGGAATAGTAGGCGATGCTTTCTTGCCGGGAAATGTTATATCAGAACTTATATCTGGAAACAGTCAGCTATCAGAGGCAGACAAAGAAATAGCTCTTGAGAAATTAAAGCTTGAACGTGCTGAGATAGATGGGGTAACTAGGCGTTGGGTGTCCGATTCTCGAAGCCAGTCTTGGCTTGCAAGAAATGTTCGCCCCCTTACTCTTGCTGTATTGGTTTGTTCTTATGTTGGTGGGTGGTATATGGGACTGCCGACAGACGACACAGCTTCACTTCTCACATGGGTTCTGTGCGGATACTTCGGAGCGAGAACGGCAGATAAGATAGGCGTAAAATTTCCAGGCAAATAATTATTATATTTGTATTAATAAATTTAATGCAATGAATATTAGAAAAATCTCAGTAGGCCCTGATTACAAGTCAGGAGCAATGCACTATCTGGTAGGGCAAGATATCTTAGGAGGCTCTCATAAAATACATCTTATACAACAAAAAAAAGAAACAGGCTCTATAATTGTTTGGATTGAAAAAGGAAGTGAAGTATTTTTATGGAAAGAATTTAATTCTACTATGCCTATATCAATAGAATACAATATAAGCTTTTAATGAGGTCACCATTTTATTTTATAGTAAAACCTCTAGCCGGTAAAAGATATGATAATTCTAAAAAAATAGGGGGCATAGATTTTATAACAAGTACTTCAGAAGAAAATCACTTAGCATCAAACAGAAAAGCAGTAGTTGTTTCTACTCCTTTAGGATATCAGGGAGAGATAGAGCCTGGAGATATATTATTAGTACATCATAATGTATTTAAGTTTTACAATGACATGAAGGGTCGTCAAAAAAGCGGAAAAAGTTTTTTTAAAGACGATATGTTTTTTGTAGACACTATGCAATTTTATATGTATAACAAAAACAATCAGTGGCACTGTCATGATAAATATTGTTTTGTAAAACCAATACCAGTTACTGATTCATACATTCATAAGCCTTTTGCCGAAGAGCCGCTTATGGGTAAGATTAGGTATATAAATAAATACTTGTTAAGTAAAGGATTAAAAGAAGGAGATTTAGTTACCTTTCAGCCAGACACTGAATATGAGTTTAATGTTGAGGGTGAAAAATTATATAGAATGTTTGACCATCACATTACAATGGTATTGTGAAACACTCTATTAAGTGTAGTCAATGTGATGAAACATTTGCTGAAGGATTTGAATATAGAATGCATTGGGAGAAATATCATTTAAAAAACGCTTTAAAAGAAAATGAGCTCAGAAGAATTAAAGAAAAAAATAATTGAAGCAGGAAGAAAAGCTGTAGAGCAGCTTATTAAAGTTGCTAAAGAAGATATTATTAAGCACGACCCTGAAGATGAGCTAGCAGCAGATAGATTAAAAAATGCAGCAGCCACAAAAAAACTAGCGGTTTTTGATGCTTTTGATATTTTAAATAAAATAGATGCTGAACAAGAAAAAATTAATATATCTAACAGTACCGAATCAAAGGTAGAAACAAAACAAGGATTTGCAGAAAGACGCTCAAGATAATATATATAGGGTATTAAAAGAATACATACCTAAAGGAGTTTTAGCTAATAAAAACAGGGCTAAAACTTGGGAGTATGGTTATAATGAAAAGTATGACTTTATATGTATTTCTAAAAACGGAAAAATAGGGGATGTTGTAGAAATATCAGGACTAAGGATAGGACTTCCATTAATTCCTAAAAAACCTTATAGCCGTTCTACAACTAAGTCGGAACAATATTGGGAGCGTGAAGAGTTATCAAAAGAACTTTTTAAAATACAGTCTATATTTCAATGGAATGAAATGCCTTCAGTTTTTAAATCTAAATGGGTAGACTATATAGAGTCTGAATTTGATAGAAGAGAAGAAGGACATTGGTTTTTAAACAACGGTACTCCTACTTATATTACTGGCGCTCACTATATGTATTTACAGTGGTCTACTATTGATGTAGGCTATCCAGACTATAGAGAGGCTAATAGAATTTTTTATATTTTTTGGGAAGCAAGCAGAGCAGACAAAAGAAGTTTTGGAATGGTCTATTTAAAAATAAGACGTTCTGGATTTTCTTTTATGGGCTCTTCAGAGTGTGTAAACACAGGAACACTAGCAAAAGACTCAAGGGTAGGGATTCTTTCTAAAACAGGTTCAGATTCTAAAAAAATGTTTACAGATAAAGTAGTGCCTATCTCTAACAGACTTCCGTTCTTTTTTAAACCTATTCAAGATGGTATGGACAAACCAAAGACCGAGCTTGCTTTTAGGATACCAGCCTCTAAGATTACTAAAAAAAATATGTATGAAGTAGTGGATAATGAATTAACAGGATTAGATACTACTATTGACTGGAAAAATACAGATGATAACTCTTACGATGGTGAAAAGCTTTTGCTTCTTGTTCACGATGAAAGCGGTAAATGGATAAAGCCAAATAATATTCTTAACAACTGGAGGGTTACTAAAACTTGTTTAAGATTAGGTAGTAGGATTATTGGCAAATGTTTAATGGGTTCTACCTCTAACGCATTGGACAAGGGTGGTAATAATTTTAAAAAGCTTTATGAAGATTCAGATGTAAACAAAAGAAACGCCAACGGTCAAACTAAAAGTGGTATGTACTCTTTGTTTATTCCTATGGAAATGAACATGGAAGGATTCATAGACATATACGGACAGCCCGTTCTTAGGGTTCCTAAAGAAAAACGCAAAGGTGTTGACGGTGAGTGGATTACAAACGGAGCTATAAACTATTGGGAGGCTGAAGTAGATTCTTTGAAACACGATGCTGACGCACTTAATGAATTTTATCGCCAGTTTCCTAGAACAGAGTCTCATGCATTTAGAGATGAAAGTAAATCATCGTTATTTAATCTTACTAAAATATATCAGCAGATAGATTATAATGACTCGCTTATTATGCAACACCATTTAACAAGAGGTAAGTTTTATTGGGAGAATGGTATAAAAGATACTAAGGTAATTTTTACTCCTGATAAAAAAGGAAGGTTTTTAATAGGATGGGTTCCTTCAAAAAACTTACAAAATAGAGTAATAAAAAGAAACGGATTACATTATCCAGGCAACGAGCATATAGGAGCATTTGGATGTGACTCGTATGATATATCAGGAACTGTAGGTGGAGGCGGCTCTAATGGAGCGCTGCACGGCATAACAACCTTTAGCATGGAAGAAGCTCCAGCAAATGAGTTTTTTTTACAGTATGTAGCTAGACCACAAACAGCTGAGATATTTTTTGAAGAGGTGCTTATGGCTTGTGTGTTTTATGGAATGCCTATCCTTGTAGAAAATAATAAACCTAGATTGTTATACCATTTTAAAAATAGAGGCTATAGACCTTTTTCTATAGATAGACCAGATAAACATAAGTCAAAACTTTCTAAAAGTGAAAAAGAGCTGGGTGGTATTCCAAACAGTTCTGAAGATGTAAAACAATCACACGCTGCTGCAATAGAATCATACATAGAAAAAAATGTAGGATTAGATTTAGAAGGCACATTTAGAGAACAAAACGAAATGGGCAATATGCTCTTTACCAGAACCTTAGAGGACTGGGCTAAGTTTGATATAAACAACAGAACTAAGTTTGATGCCAGTATTAGTTCTGGACTAGCAATTATGGCAACACAAAAGCATATGTACCAGGTAGAGAAAAAACAATCAAAAATAAACCTTAACTTTGCCAGGTATACAAATAAGGGAACTTTAAGTGAATTAATAAGATAGATGAAGGATGTTACAATAGACATTGCATCTACAGGCTTTCCAAGTCAATTTGTCTCAGACGCTGAAAAAGCTACTGACGAATTTGGTTTACAGATAGGACAGGCTATTCAGTACGAATGGTTTAAAAAAGATGGAAACCAGTGTAGATATTATAATCAATGGCGGGACTTTCACAGACTGCGATTATATGCTAGGGGCGAGCAGTCCATAGCTAAATACAAAAACGAATTAGCAATTGATGGAGACTTGTCTTATCTAAATTTAGATTGGACACCTGTGCCTATACTTCCAAAGTTTGTTGACATTGTGGTCAATGGAATGCAAGACAGAGAGTTTAAGGTTAAGGCTTATGCTCAAGACGCATTATCACAAGCTAAAAGAAGTAAGTATCAAGACATGATAGAGGGTCAGATGGCCGCTAAAGATATTCTTACTACTATACAGGAGCAGACAGGGGTAGACCCGTTTATAATGGACCCTGATGATTTGCCCTCTTCTGATGAGGAGCTTTCACTTTATATGAACCTCAACTATAAACCTGCAATAGAGATAGCAGAAGAAGAGGCTGTAGATACTATGTTTTCAGAAAATCATTATGATGATATTCGTAAACAAATAGATTATGACTCTACAGTTATAGGGATGTCTGTAGCTAAACACGAATTTTTACCCGGTGCTGGAGTTCAAATATCTTATGTAGACCCAGCTAATGTTGTATACAGTTATACTGAAGACCCGCATTTTAAAGATTGTTTTTATTGGGGTGAAATTAAAACATTGCCTATAGGCGAGTTATTAAAAATAGACCCTAGTCTTACTCGTGAAGATTTAGAAGAAATATCTAAATATAGTCAGAGCTGGTATGATTATTATAATGTAGCTCAGTTTTATGAGAATGATATTTTTTATAGAGACACTTGTACTCTAATGTATTTTAATTATAAGACCACTAAAAAAATGGTTTATAAGAAAAGAATACTTGAAGGCGGTGGCTCTAAGATGATAGAAAAAGATGACACTTTTAATCCTCCACAAGAAATGATGGAAGATGGAAAGTTTGAAAAAATAGAAAAAACTATTGACGTATGGTATGATGGTGTAATGGTAATGGGTACTAATATTATTATCAAGTGGGAACTTGCTAAGAATATGGTTAGACCTAAGTCATCATCACAGCACGCTTTACCAAATTATGTTGCCGTAGCACCAAGAATGTATAAAGGAGTTATTGAGTCTTTAGTAAGACGAATGATTCCTTTTGCTGATTTAATACAGCTGACTCATTTAAAATTACAACAGGTTATAGCTAGAGTTGTTCCTGATGGAGTTTATATTGATGCAGATGGTATTAATGAAGTGGACTTAGGAACAGGTGCGGCATATGACCCATCTGACGCATTAAGATTATACTTTCAAACAGGTAGTGTAGTCGGTAGGAGTTATACCCAAGAAGGAGAGTACAATCAAGGTAAAATACCCATACAGCAGCTCACAAGCAATTCAGGCGCTTCTAAGACGCAAATGCTTATAGCCAACTACAACCACTACCTAGACATGATTCGTGGTGTAACGGGCTTAAATGAGGCTAGAGACGGTTCTACACCTTCTCCTGAAGCTTTAGTAGGGGTACAAAAACTAGCAGCACTAAACTCAAATACTGCTACTAGACATATATTAGATGGAAGTCTTTATATATATCGTTCATTAGCAGAGGCTTTAACTTATAGAGTGGCTGATATTTTAGAGTACTCAGATTTTAAAGAAGACTTTATAAATAAAATTGGCAAGTACAATGTAAGTATACTAGGCGAAATATCTGAATTATACATATATGACTTTGGAGTATTTATAGAACTTTCTCCAGACGAAGAGCAAAAAGCTATGCTTGAGCAGAACATTCAAATGGCACTATCTAAAGGTGATATAAATTTAGAAGATGCTATTGATATTCGTGAAATTAGAAATCTTAAACTAGCTAATCAATTATTAAAAGTTAAAAGACTTGCTAAACAAGAGCGTGATGAAAAAATGGCTATGCAAAAACAAGCCATGATTGCTCAACAGCAACTCAAGTCTCAAGAAATGGCTTCTCAAGTGGCTATGCAAAAGATAGAGTTAGAGACTCAATCTAAAATGAAGGTTAAGCAGGCTGAAATAGCTTTTGAAATAGAAAAGCAAAAAGCTGAAGCACAGCTTAAATCTCAATTAATGCAGCAGGAGTTTGATTATAATATTCAGCTTCGAAACACAAGCGAACAAGCCTTAGCTTTTAGAGAGGGTGAAAGAGAACAAGCCAAGAGCAACAGAATTAGTCAGCAAAATAGCGAGCAGTCTAAATTAATTACACAACGTAAAAATAATTTACCTCCTCAAAACTTTGAGTCTAATGAAGACAGCCTTGATGGCTTTGATTTATCAGAGTTTTCACCTCGATAATGAGCGTTATTATTTTAACTAACTTTGTAACTTAAATTAAATTAAATGGAATTAAAAGTAAAAGCAGTAGAATCTGTAGAAGAAAAATCAATGCAAGAAGTTGAAAAAGAACTTCTTGATAAGCATGAAGAAAAATTAATTGAGGAAGATAAATCATCAGAAGAAACTCCTCAAGTAAAAATGGACTTTGCGGAAAATGGTAGTGATAACACTGCTAATGAAGCAAAAGAAACTTCTGAAGAAAAACCAGAGCCAGTTCAAGAACCGGCAGAATTATCTGAAGAAGACGTTCTTTCATATATTGGAAAAAGATATGGTAGGGAAATTAATTCATTAGATGAGTTAAATGCAGCCAGAAAAGAAGCTGAAGAGCTTCCTGAAGATGTTGCATCCTACTTTAAGTATAAAAAAGAAACAGGAAGAGGTATTGAAGACTATGTAAGATTACAAAAAGACTTTAGTGCTATGAATCCTGATACTTTGCTAAGAGAGTATTTGACAATTACAGAAGGCGAAGGTTTAGACCCAGAAGATATAGATTCTCTAATGGAGGATTTTTCTTATGATGAAGAACTAGATGACGAATCTGTAGTTAAAAAAACTAAACTAGCAAAAAAGAAAACTATTGCCAAAGCAAAGAAGTTTTTTAATGAGCAAAAAGAATTATACAAGCAGCCCCTTGAGTCGAGACCGGCTGCTGATTCTCAGAGCAACAATGAAGAACTTCAAGAGTATAGGCAATATTTAGAATCTGCTAAAACTCAACAACAGGAAAGTGAGACAAAACGGAATTGGTTTTTAAAAGAATCCGATAAAGTTTTTACTGATGATTTCAAAGGTTTTGATTTCGTGCTTGACGACAAAACAGTAACTTTCTCTCCCGGTGATGCGCAGACCATTAAGAAAAATCAAGAGACTCCGATGAACTTTATTAATAAGTACTTGGATGACAAAGGTTTAATTAGTGACGCTGCCGGATACCATAGAGCTTTATCAATAGCAATGAATCCTGACAAATTTGCCAACTTCTTTTACGAACAAGGCAAGTCTGAAGCTACGGAAGATGTAATACGAAAGACTAAGAATATAAATATGACTGAGCGTAGAACACCTGAAATAACTAATAAAGGAGGATTTCAAGTTAAGTCAGTTAACCCTGATTCGGGACGAGGCTTAAAAATAAGAAGTATTAAACGAAAATAAATTTTAAAAATTAATTATTATGGCTGGAGCAGTTCAAGCAACCCCAGGGTTTGCTTTACAACCGAGTGCAGAACAAGTAGCACTCTCAACCAATTACATAACTAACTTCGACTTTTTAAATCAGTATCTACCTGATACTTATGAGAAAGAGTTTGAAAGATACGGTAATCGTACCGTTGCATCGTTTCTACGTTTAGTAGGAGCTGAAATGCCTTCTAATTCTGACCTTATCAAATGGGCAGAGCAAGGAAGACTACACACTAAATATACTAACTGTGCTTCTAATGCGGCAGCAGCGGCTGATACAGCAACTATTACTGTAAATGATACGCTAGTTCCTAACACTGGAAGTATCGCTATTAGAGCTGGACAAACTATTGTTCTTTCTGATAACGCAGGTGGTGGATTAAACAAAGGTATTGTCACTTCTGTAAACACAGGGGCAGGTACTTTTGACGTAGCTTATTATGAAGCTGGTGGACAAATAGGTGGAGCAGGTGGCTTTACTTATACTGTATTTATTTATGGTTCTGAATTTAAAAAAGGAACTAACGGAATGGTAGGCTCACTAGAAGCTGATGATGTATTCTTTGACAACTCACCAATTATCATTAAAGACAAATACGCTGTAAGCGGGTCTGATATGGCACAAATTGGATGGGTAGAAGTGACTACTGAAAACGGAGCTTCTGGATACTTATGGTATTTAAAGTCTGAGCACGAAACTAGATTACGTTTTGATGACTATCTTGAAACTTCTATGATTGAAGCAGTACCAGCTGAAGTAGCTTCTGGAGCTATTGCAGCAGGTGGAGATGTAGGAAACAAAGGTTCTGAAGGTATCTTCTACGTTGTTAACGCTAGAGGAAATGTTTGGGGCGGTGGAAACCCTTCTACATTAGCTGACTTTGATGCAGTTATTTCAAGACTTGATAAGCAAGGTTCAATTGAAGAGAATGTAATCTTCGTTGACAGACAGTTTGGTTTTGACATAGATGATATGTTAGCAACTCAAAACTCTTATGGAGCAGGAGGTACATCTTATGGATTATTTGACAACGACAAAGAAATGGCGTTGAACTTAGGATTCACAGGATTCCGTAGAGGTTATGACTTTTATAAGTCTGACTGGAAATACTTAAATGACCCAACTATGCGTGGTGGTTTACCTACTGGAGCTAACTCAGGCCGTATCAACGGACTATTAGTACCAGCTGGTTCTACTACAGTATACGACCAGATTTTAGGTAAGAATGCGAAGAGACCATTCCTTCATGTTCGATACAGAGCTTCTGAGACTGAAGACAGACGTTACAAAACTTGGATTACAGGTTCTGCTGGCGGTGCTGCAACTTCAAGCTTAGATGCTATGGAAGTTCACTTTTTGTCTGAGAGAGCTGTATGTACTTTAGGTGCAAACAACTTCTTCTTATTCCAAGAGTAGTATTTTTACTAAGGGAGGTTTAACCACCTCCCTTTTTTTTTAAATCAAATTAAATTATATATAATGAAAAAAGAATTAAAAGACAGAGTCTATAAATTGACTCGTAACGATGCCCCACTATCACTTATTATACCAGGGGGCGGTTCACCAAGACAACCACTACTATGGTTTGATGATGACAAAGGAATTAATAGAGTTTTAAGATATTCAGCAAATCAAAAATCTTGTTTTGAAGACGAGCAAGATGGACAGATTCGTAGAGAGCATATTGATTTTATTGATGGGTTTTTATCAGTTCCAAAAAACAACCCAGTTTTACAAGAGTTTTTGCATTTACATCCTTTAAATGGTAAAAAGTTTGTTGAAGTAAATCAAGAAAAAGACGCTCAACAAGAATTAGAGTTTCTTAGTATGGAAGCTAAAGCTTACACTGAAGCTGATAAACTTTCTATAGGGCAAATGGAAAACGTAGCTAGAGTTTTACTTGGAGCAGACGTATCTAAAATGAGCACCGCTGAATTAAAAAGAGACATTTTTGTAGCAGTAAAACGAGACCCTCAAGGTTTTTTAAGACAGGTAAACGACCCTATGTTAAAACTACAATCTAATGTACATTTGTTTTTTGACAAGGGATTGTTATCATTTAGAAATAAACAAAAAGAAGTATGGTATAATACATCAACCAACAAAAAAAAGATGTTAACCGTGCCTTTTGGTGAAGACCCTATGTTTATTGTGTCTTCTTATTTGCAAAGCGATGATGGTATAGAGGCATTAAAAATGCTTGAAAAACTACTTGAAGATTAGTTGTATCTTTGTTTTTTGTTTAACCCATAAATTTTTTAAAATGGCAAAATATATTACATTCGATACGGCAAGTGACGGAAATGTTCACCTTGCAACAGATGGCATTCTTTATGCAGAAACCACAAGTTCAACTGCTGGAACAATTTTTTTGAAAGGCGGAAGCCACAAATTTACTGTTACTGGAACTGGACTAACGGCTGGATTTGGAGCAGAGGTAAATGCAGCTTTAGTTGAAGCAGCACAAACATCTTGGACAAATGCAGTAATTCCTGTAAGTAAATTAGGAGGAGATATGGTATTTACTAGTGTAGCTGTAGCTACTATTTAATCTTACCTTTTTATTAGGTATTAGAGAGAGGTCAAAAATAATTGACCTCTTTTTTTTTGTTTATCTTTGTAAAAAAGAAAGCGATGATAAACGCTGTTAGAAATACAGTTCTTGCTATCCTTAACAAGAATAATTACGGTTACATATCTCCATCAGATTATAATCTATTTGCCAAACAAGCACAGCTAGATATTTTTGATGAATATTTTATAGCTTATAACAATCAGATTAATAAAGAAAACGGTAGAGTATCAGGGACAGGATATGCTGATATTAATAAGGGATATGAAGAAGTTATAGACACTTTTTCTGTTACAGCAAGTTTATCTCATAGTGTGTTAAGTCAATATAGCGTTCCTACACCAGCCACAACTGGTTCAGATTATTATTTATTAAACAAAGTTTTAATATATAGCACAGTAACATCCTCTGGAAACACTACAGCAACAGGAGGTGGTAATACTAACCTTATAGACGCTACTGCTACTTTTCAAGCTGATGGTGTAACTGCGGGAGATGTTGTCTCTGTAATATTAGCTAATTCAGTAGTAACTAATTTAAATGTGGTTTCAGTAACTAATGAAACTACATTGGTTGTAAATGTAGCTTCATTAACAACAACAAATCTACCGTATGCAGTTTATAAAAAAGTAAATTTAAAAAATGAAGCAGAACAGGTAAACCATAGTAAAATTACTATGCTCAATAAATCTATGCTGACTGCTCCAAATATTACTTTTCCTGCATACACACAAGAAGGCTCAGTTTTAACACTACACCCTGACACTGTATCTACTATAGGAAGAGTGGTTTGTCAATATATAAGATACCCTAAAGACCCTAAGTGGACGTATATTTCATTAACAGCAGGTGAGCCTATCTTTGACCAGTCTCAATCAGACTATCAAGACTTTGAACTTCCTCCAGATGATGTAAATAATTTAGTTGCTAGAATACTGCAATACGCTGGAATGTCTATAAGAGAAATAGCTACAGTGCAATTCGGGCAATCAATAGAACAACAAGAAAACCAAGAACAATAGGATGGCATATTTATCACAATATCAATATTACGAAAACGCAGGTACAGCTCCTACTAATAAAAATTGGGGGTCGTATCAATATGTAAGCTTGGAAGATATAGTAAATAATTTTCAGTTAATGTATTCTGGAAATCATTCTTTAGTTAACAACGAAGAAAGATTTAAAATATTGTTTCATGCAAAGCGTGGTATACAAGAATTAAATTACGATGCATTTATGGAGATAAAAGCATTAGAGTTAACAGTTTATGATAATCTAACTTTTGTTTTACCAAATGATTATATTAATTGGATTCGTATTTCATTATACAAAGATGGATGGCTTAGACCTTTAAATGAGAACATTCAAGTTAATTCTGCTCAGTCATATTTACAAGGAGCTGGAGGCACATTAACATTTAATGCTGACGGCACGGTAATAACTAATGAATCTACTTTAGATACAGAAAGAAAAAATGGTCAACAAAACAGTATTTATCTTAATCAAGAAAATGCAGCCGACCAAGTAGCATTAGATTCTGAATCTAACTGGTATGCAGATTATACCATTGGAGCTCGTTATGGTTTAAATACAGAAACGGCAAACTTTAACCCTACATTTAGAATAGATAAAAAAGCAGGGGTTATTAATTTTGATTCCACTATGCTTAATGAAAACTGTGTATTAGAATACATCTCTGACGGAATGGAAGGTGGAGATGATTCTCAAGTATCGGTTAACAAACTTTTTGAAGATTATGTTTATGCTTATATTGAGTATGCAATTTTAAATAGCAAGTTCAATGTTCAAGAATACATTATTAATAGAGCTAGAAAAAGAAAAACAGCTTTACTTAGAAACGCAAAAATTAGATTAAGCAATATTCATCCAGGTAGATTATTAATGAATTTACGAGGAGAGAATAAGTGGATTAAATAAGATGGCAAACATTCAAAGAAATTTTATAGCTGGCCGTATGAATAAAAGCCTTGATGAAAGGCTTTTACCAAACGGTGAATATGTTGATGCATTAAATGTTAGACTAGGCTCTACAGAAAGCACAGAGGTAGGCTCTGTTGAAAATTCTAAGGGTAATACCATACTTACAACATTGATGTTTAATGATGTAGAGTTAAGTAATAATGCTAGATGCATAGGCGCATTTGAAGATGGAGCTAATGAAACTATTTATTGGTTTGTTCATGACCCAGCTTATACTCAAGGCGCTACTTCAAAAATAGACCTTTTAGTTTCTTATAATATTACAGATAATTCTACTACTTATCACTTAATTAGTTTAAATGACGGTGGGAATTTAAATACAACTTTAAACTTTAGTGTTTACAATTTAATTACAGGGGTTAATTTAGTTGATAATTTATTATTTTTTACAGATAATTTAAATCCTCCTAGATTTATAAATGTAAATACAAGGTATAATGCTCCTAACAATTTGTTAGATGGCTTCAGTGCTGAGTCTATACTGGTTATAAAAAGACCTCCTATAGAGTCTCCTACTATTCAAACATTAAATGTTCCGGGGCAGCAAGATGATTTTTTAGAAGAAAGATTTATATCATTTGCTTATAGGTATAAATATGCTGACAATCAGTATTCTGCTACATCACAATTTAGTGACCCCGCTTTTACACCTTCTACTTTTAATTTTAGCTATAACAGTTATTTAAATGAAGGTATGAAAAATACCAAAAATGCAGCTGTTATTAATTTTAATTCAGGGAGCAACTTAGTAACGGGAATTGAACTTTTATTTAAAGAGTCTACAACCTCTAATATAAAAGTAATTGAATATTTAGATAAAGAAAACTTAGGGTATGCTGATAATACTACTTATACTTATACCTTTGATAACAGTAAAATATTTACTTTACTTCCTAGTTCTGAAATACTAAGGCTTTATGACAATGTTCCTTTGCTGGCAAAATCTCAAACAGTTATGGGAAACCGATTGGTTTTTGGTAACTATACAGAAGGATATAATTTAAAAGATAAATTTGATGAAGATATAAAGTTAGAATATAGCGCTTCATTAATTAGCTCAGAAATAGCAACTACTGAAATTTTAGACTCAACAGGAAGCGGTAGTTATACTTATGGCCCTACGCCTGTTACTATAAATAGCTCTATCGTTTATTTTGATTTATCTAAACAAAACGGAAGCACTCTTGATTTAACAGCAGGAGCAAGTATAACTTTAGATTTTACTCTTACACATAGTCAATTTACAGGAACTACTCCTGGAGGAACTACAGCAAATACTGAGATAGTTTTTGAATATGTTTTGCCAACTACTTTTGTTAATGTATATGCATTAGCTACAAGCACGGATTTTATAGAAAAAATAGGAACATCTTCTAACATTCAAACAGTTCCTAATGCTTGTAATGGGGCTACTTTAACTGACCAGGTAAATTGTGCGTTACCATCATCTTTAAGTACTTACACTAAAACAGCAAGTGGTATATCAGGTGCTGGACAGCCTATTAATATTGTTGCAACTCCGGCTAGTAATACTATAGGTTTACAGTTAATAGCAATGAATTATGTAGATGGTGCTAACAATGCTTATGAGTTTTATGAGGTTAACGCTGCTACAGCTAATTTTAGAACTACCGACACTACAAGAAGTTTACATAGCAATCGTGGATACGAAATAGGTATAGTATATATGGACAGTTTTAATCGCTCATCTACAGCGCTTGTTAGTCCAAATAATACAGTTCAAGTACCGTGTTCTGCTTCTATATCAAAAAACACAATTCAAGTTTCTATACCTACTCAGCAAATAGCTCCAAGCTGGGCTACAAGGTATAAGTTTGTTCTTAATCCTTCTGAATCTACATACGATACTATATACTCAAATATTTTTTATCAAGACCCTTTAAGTAATGCTACCTATTTTTTATTAGAAGGAGAGAATGCGAATAAAGTAGAAACCGGAGACAGGTATTTTGTAAAGTCAGATAGTAATGGTCCTATATTAAGGTGTGTTGAAGCAACTGTATTAGAAAAAGAAGCTAAGTCAGCAGACTTTTTAAAAGATGCAGCGGGTGCTGACATTATATCACCTGCCGGCACTTACATGAAGATAAATCCTAATAATTTTTCTACAGTTAGGGGAGATGATGATATAATAACTCCAGGCTCATTAACAGCTATTGAAAATAGCGCTAATCAATATCCTATTTTATCCTATCCAATGAACTCAGACCCTGCTACTCCAGGAGGTCAGTATGTAGATTATACTGTTCCGTCAGGGAGTAGGATTGTATTGTCTATTAGACAAGAAAGACTTGGAGTAGGTCAAGGAAACGCTAAATGCGAGCGCAGAATAAGCGAATTAAACGTAGAGCTTATATCTTCAACTACTTATGCAAATATGCAAGACTGGTGGAATGGAGATAATGCGGAGGTAGTGTTAAATAATGCAGTTACGGAGGTTGGAGGTAATACAGGTAGCATAACAAATACTTATGAGTCTGGCACAGCTAGTTCTCCTACAAATATTTCTACTGCTGAAGGCACTAATTATTATAAATTTTACAGAGACTCATCAACTAATCAGTTAACATTATTAATTACTGGTACAGTAAGATGCGGAGGCACATTGTCAAGAGCTAAAAGACGCTCTACAGTTACAGCAGACATACAGGTTTATAGAGCCGATTCAATTGTTGTTTTTGAAACACCACCTACAGATGCTCTTCCAGATGTATGGTATGAAAACCATTTATCTTTTTCTATAAGTGCAGACGGAATGCATACTGGAAATGTACAAACACAAACATCTAGTCAATCAGCTATAGTTGATACAGAGTTTTATGATTGTTTTACTTTTGGAAATGGAGTAGAAAGTTATAAGGTTTTAGATTCTATTACAGGAAAAACTTTAAACATAGGAGAAAGAGTCACCTCTACTTCAAACGTAGATTATAAACAAGCGCACAGATTTGCAGATTTAACTTATAGTGGCGTATATAATGATGAAACAAATGTAAACAAGTTTAATGAGTTTAATCTTGGATTATTAAACTTTAAACCGTTAGAGGATTCATTTGGTCCTATTCAATTATTGTATGGAAGAAAAACCGACATACTAACTCTGCAAGAAGACAAAATTTCTTATGTGTTGGCTGGAGTAAACCTATTAAGTGATGCTGTTGGCGGAGGTGTTGTTACGGCAGTTCCTGAAGTATTAGGAAAACAAATTGCTAGAATAGAAGAGTATGGTATTAGTGAAAACCCTGAAAGCTTTTCGGTATGGGGTCCTAACAAATATTTTACTGATTCTAAAAGAGGAGCAGTAATAAATTTAGTGGGGATAGGCGGTAGAGATGAGCAGCTTCAGGTTATATCAGAGCTAGGTATGCGCTCATGGTTTAGAGATTTATTTATACAAGCATTTACAACTCAAAAGCTAGGGGGATTTGACCCATACATGAATGAATATGTATTACACTCTAATATTCTTTTGCCTCCGGTAAGCACAGAATGTTTCCCTTGTGATACCACGAGGAACTTAACTATTATGCCGTCTGTAAGTTTTACTTATTGCGTTGACGTAGGTAATTTGTTAGGTCTTGTTGATATAGATTACATTATACCATTTGAAGGTTTTGATAATATAGTTACCGAGGTAAGTCAGAATACAGTTACAGAATTAAACAGTGATGATATAGTTACTGAAATGCCATTGACAGGAACAGGATATACAATTACAGCAGTCTACGATGGTGTTTCTCATACTACGGGTACGGTATACCAAAGTGGGAAACTTACTTTTAATAAAAACAGTGTTACTTCTAGCACAGTATCTCTAACAGTAACACAAGACAGTTTATTGCCCGATACTATAGAAATAACTACAGGCTGTCCTCAAGCTGTAAACATGACTGTATTTAATGTTACAGTTACAAGTAATGCAGATGCAGGACTATTTATAACAAATGACTACAGATGGACAGATGGAACATTTAATTCACCTCCGCATCCTACACAAATAGAGTTTTCATCAAGTACAACAAATCCTATAGTGTCTAATTTTTCAGAAGTATCAGGGCCTCAAGGAGCAGGGAAAATTCCTGGAGATGGAGCTACAGTTTCTATTATAAGTAGAAAACAGAACTTTGATAATTTTGTGTTCAACTCCGCAAATAATGAGTTTAGATATTTAAGAACAAGTACATACTACGGCAATAATGCAACAGATATAAATAATTTATTATCTACATCTACAGAAGCTACTCCTATTGTAAGTTCTACTAACCCTACTCAATACTTAGCTGACTTTACATTGCCAGTAGGTGGTAATTTCTTGTATTTAATATGGGATTATAGAAACTCTACATCTGCTGAATTATGTTACTCAAACACAAGTAGTAGTGATGCGTGCACTGGATGTAGCTTTAGTCCTACACCTGTGCCTACAGCACCAGCGCCAGTTGTGTCTGTTTATACATGGCTTATAGAGCCCGGAACAGGAACAGCTACTAGCCCTTCAACTTGTCCGTTTTCTTCAAATGCACTGTATAGTAGTTCTAGTTCGTTTACTACAACATTTGCAAACAATACGCAATTTTATACAGACCAAGCAATGACTCAACTATTCCAAGGTGCAAATAATTACTTTGGTATAAGACAACCAAATCAAGGTTATGGACAGTCACAAGGAATTTTCAGAATGACAGATTTAGGAACAGCATCAAATATAGACACCGCAGGTGTCTGCAATTAAATTAAAAAATGGCATCATTAGGAACATATTATTTTGACACAGCAAGTTTTACAAACGCAACAACAGTTTATGATGACGCTGCTTTGTCTACTGTTTCTGCAAATGGATTTTATTCTGACGACACTATTGTAAGACAACAAGTATCTGGTGTATTATTTGCAGGGCAGTCTTGCTCTGTGCCTACACCAGTGCCTACGCCTACAGCACCTATACCCGTGCCTGTACCAGCTCCTGCACCAGCGCCAGTAGCACCGAGTCCAGTGCCTAGTCCAGTAGCACCAGTAGCACCGAGCCCTACTCCTAGTCCTAGTCCTAGTCCAGTTGCGCCAGTAGCGCCTAGTCCAGTGCCTATTTCACCTGTGCCCATACCGACTCCAGTTCCAGCGCCAGTAACAGTGCCTGTTTATGTACCTGTGCCTGAACCAGCTCCTGAGCCTGTGCCTGTACCAGTTCCTGCGCCAGCTCCAACTGCTACTTGCTATAACTATCAAATAAGTAATAGTAGCTCTAACACAGTTTTTTTCTATTACACAGCGTGTAATGGTTCCTCAGCAAGTAGAACCATTCCTCAAGGTCAGCCAGCTCAAACAATTTGCGCTCAAGTTAATACAGTAACCATGAGTCCAAGCACCGGAAACATTGGCTCACCAACTTCAATCTGTTATTAAAATTTAATTAAATATAATCATGATACTAATAAAAGAAGAAAGGGAGTATATACCATATGACCCTAATCCATTAGAGCCAATAACAAGAGCAACTAAAAAAGGTTTTCAAGTATTAGATGTCCCTCCAGCGGTATATAGCATACTTGTTGATTTTTATGATAGGGCTAAATTTAAAGAAGAAAATTATCCTGGCAAAGGAACATATTCAAAACAAGTAAGTTTTTTACAAGACATAAATCAATATAAAGATAAAGTTGATTTTATAAAAGCCACAATGTTAGACCTACATGAAGAGTGGTGCGGCAGAATCTTAAAACCAGCGGTGGTATATGGAGTAAGAAGCTATAGTGCAAATACTATTTTTGATGCACATTTTGACAGACAAGATACGCATCATGTGGCTTCAAGTATTACTCTTGGAAAAGATGCTCCTTGGAATTTAAACATTCAAGACCACGACAAACAGTGGTGGGGTGTAGACGTAGAACCTGGTCAAATGATGATGTTTGAATCTGGATGTTGTATGCACGGAAGACTTGATGAATATCAAGGAACTTACTTTGACAATATATACACGCACTTTACTTACGCAGAACCCTTTACTCCTTATGAAGGATAGGTATATATCTTTTGATTGGTGGTGGGGTGGTTTTAATAATATTCGGATGTGCTATGAGATGGTTGGCGCTATGTCATATGTTTCAGGAAGAAAAATTATATTACCTCCTCCAGGGTATTGTTTATTTTTAGCAGAGCATCACGACAAAAAAACTTTTTGGGATATCTGGGAAATACTAGATAAAAAAGCTTTTACAGATAATTTTGATTGTATCGATTATAAAGATACTGACCTTGTAAACTATTCTTCCGACATACAAAACTATGATGGTATATGTAAAGATATAAAATGTGTTATGTTTAACGATACAGACATAAACTGGGGGCCTCAAAAGTTTATAGGTAAAGGTCTTATATATCATGGTATAGAAGATATAAATCACTTTAACGAATTTAATTGTGACAGCAGAGAATTTTTATATGATATTATGTGTAAAGATAAAATCATACATTTTCCTAGAAATTTATTAGGACATTTTGGATACCATGTATATCCTCCTAACGATAAAGCAAGAAAAATAATACAGCAAAAAGTAAAAGATGGTATAAGGTTTAGAGAAGAGTTTTTTGTAGAGTCAAACAAACTTATGCCCGGTGATTATGACGCTGTGCATATAAGAAGAGGAGATTTTAAATATACACAGACACAATGGACAGAAGACCTTTATAAGAATCTTGAAACATTATTAGATGGAACTGTCAGAAAATCAGTACCTTTATACATAGCCACTGATGAACCTGACTTATCAATGTTTGATTTTTTAAAAGAAAAATATAATACTATTTTCTTAAAAGACTTAACACAGTCTAGCAAAAGCCATGAGTTAGTTTTAGACACTATTATATGTGCAAATGCTAAAAACTTTTATGGTTCTAGGATGTCCACATATAGTGACTACATAAATATAGTTAGAGGCTACAATGGTAAAATAGACCATCACAGAAAGTCTTTAAACTTTGACAGAAAAGAAATTAAGTACAATAAATACCCTTGGGAGTCAGAACCTTACAACTGGCAAGACCTTTGGGGTGAATTATATTATGGCAAAATTTAATTTAGGCATACACGGGTCGCATAATGCAGCAGTGGCAATATCTTATGGCGGAGATATACTTGAGGTGGTTGAGCTAGAAAGATGGGTGCAAATAAAAAATGCAGCTTTTTTCTTTTATCATCCTATACTAAATCCTATTGAAGTTTTAAATGAAATATTAGATTACTTTGAATTTAAGCACGGTGCAAAAGAGTATGATTTTGCTATGATAAACTCTTGGCCTCAAGACCAAACTCAACACCTTAGAGCTAACAATATTGTTTATGTTCCACATCATGTGGCGCACGCTTGTAATGTAATGTATCATAGTGTAGTGCAGGAGTCGTTAATTGTTTCTTTTGATGGCGGTTCTGACAATGGGCATTTTAATATTTATTTAGGAAGTAAAGGACAAGAGCCTCAACTTATACATCAATCAGAAAAAGATTTATGTGTTCCCTATGCAGCTCTAGGTCATTATATGGGCGACATAGTAAGAGAAAGAGATTGGTGGTTTGGTAATTTAACTTATGCCGGAAAAGCTATGGGGCTATCATCATATGGAAAAAGAGATGATGAAATGTTTGGATATGTAACTCGTTTATATGACATGAGTAACAGCAACGAGGTAGATAAAGCTCATCAAAATTGGTCAGAAATGTTTTGTGGTTGTCATCAAAAAGATGAAAAATCTAAAGACCTTGCCTATGCTAATCAGTATATGTTTGAAAAAAACTTTGCCGATATTGTATTGCCATTTATATTTAAATATCCAGATAGAGAAATACAATTTGCTGGTGGTGGCGCTATGAATATATTAAACAACACCACATACAAAGCTTTTGTTTCTCCCAATTCAGATGATAGAGGTATAGCATTAGGATGTTTGTTGAGTTTAATTAAACCTTCTGTGCCCTTAGACAGTGCTTACCTAGGCTCTGAACCATACGATGATATGCCTAAGGGTAAAGATATAAGCACAAGTGAAGTGTCTCAAATGCTATTACAGGGTAAGATAATAGGATTAGTACAAGGACGAGCAGAACACGGTGCTAGAGCTTTAGGCAATCGCTCTATACTTTGTACGCCCAAACAAGGAGTAAAAGAAAGATTAAACTCAGAGGTAAAAAACAGAGAGTGGTTTAGACCTTTTGCTGGAGTGTGTAGAGAAGAAGATGCCCATAAATATTTTAAGTCTTATGGCAGGCACAGGTGGATGACTCACAATGTAAAAGTAAAAGACGGTCAGTTTCCTGGAATAACCCATGTAGATAAAACTTGTAGGCTTCAAACAGTTACTGAAAAACAAAATAAATTTATATATGACCTGCTAGAGTATCACCCTGTATTATTAAATACCTCTTTTAATATTCAAGGTAAACCAATATTAAACACTTATAAAGAGGCTATGTGGATGAAAGAAAACACAGGAGTAGATGAAGTAATAACCAATAAATATATATTATAATGTTAAAGAAAATAAAATTAGATTATGATTGGAGTTATTTTTTACCTCCAATGCAAGACTATTCAGTTCATAAAGGAACTTGTTTGGCGCATCAGCTTGATGAGCTAACAGACATACACGAAGAATATGGTTTAGGAGAAACATATACTAAAGATAATACTGTAATTCAACAGCTATGGTACACAGACAAACAGGTAGATTTTAAAGACTTAGGAAAACAAACTGGAATGGAAGTTATAACTATATCTAGCATATTACAGCCTCCAGGAAATACCATTGCTTTACATAGAGATACTTTTTTTCAAATAAACAAAAGGTTTCCTGATGACAAAAGAACAAAGGTAAGAGCTAATATATATCTTGAGCCCTGGAAAGTTGGACATATGTTGCAATACAAATCTGAAGAAGATAATATTTGGAAAACATCCGATAACTGGACTGCTGGAGACGGATACATATGGGATTCTAAACCACTTCATTTATCAGCAAATGCAGGCATGAAAGATAAGTATACTCTTCAGATATCAGGCTTCTTGCTCTAAAAGATGCAAGCAATTAAATTTGTAAATTTGTAGTTAAATAAATCCGTATGGCTTTTTATTATCAATTACAAAGTTGTGATAACGCAAGTGTTATTGTCGATGCACAATTTCAGGCACAGCAAACATTTAATTATGTTTTTTTAATATATGGTCTTGCGCCTGGTCAAGGTGTAGGTAATTGTTGGAGAGTATATGGAACTGCTAATAGCGGACAGTTTGTTTATCCCGCAGCAGATTATGGACTAAACGGATGTTCAAGTTGTAATGCTCCTACCCCAGCACCTTCAGCCACCCCTCCTACTTCTTATTCATGGCAATTTAATGCTGTACAAGGAAACGGCTCACAAGTTAAACCAACCTCTTGTGTAAACTGTCCAGTAACTGTATGGTCAGATGTTCAAACTGAAAGTGCTATAGTTTGTGGAACAAAGCATTTTTGGCTAGACTCAAATCTCACATTACCTTTTATAGGTAGTAACCAATATTATAACGCTGTACCTGGAGTTTCACCGGCAACAGGAGAGGCTACATTTTTAATAGCTAATGACGGTACGGTAACAGATAAATTTGATTGTGCTGGTAATAACGTATGTTTAGGTCCAGTGCCTACCCCTGTGCCTACAGCGCCTGTGCCTACAGCNCCTGTGCCNAGCCCNGTTCCTACNGCNCCAATTCCNACTCCAGTTCCTACTGCACCCGTGCCTGCACCAGTTGTTGCTGTGCCTGACTATTGTTTGTCATCTACTAATTCTGTTACATTTGAAGTTTTAGGTGGAGTGAATAAGTATGTGTTTGGTGGTAACTATGGTTTATATGGTAGCGGGACAGGAGTATTTGTGTTGGACTCAGTTTCTTCTTCTCACCCTATTGCTTTTCAAAACTTTGGAATAACTTCTTTATTACAATACGATGGGCAGTATAGTGTAGGCACAAAAACTGGTTTAGACGGAAATGTATATGAGTATTTTTATGGAGATGTTACGGTTACTGTCACTGGAGATTATGGAAGAATAAGTTATGAGTGTTATAATCACGGATACATGGGAGGTCAAAACAATTTATTGTTTGACAATGTAGCGTGCCCTAACCTACAGCCCCCTGTTATACCTCCTCAAGGAGACCCTTCATTACAGTATACTTTAAGTTATAGTGATGGTGTAAAAGGATGGCCTTCATTTTATTCTTACTTTCCAGACTGGATGTTAGGTATGAATAATTACTTTTATTCTTTTAAAGCTGGAAATATGTATCGCCACAATACTAATAGCTTGAGGAACAATTATTATGATGTTCAATACAACTCTACTCTTACAAGTGTGTTTAATGAAATGCCGTTAGAAAACAAGCTTTTTAAAACCATAAACTTAGAGTCGGATAAGGCTTGGTCTGTGTCTTTAGATAGTGACATTCAAACTGGAGCTAGTATAGGCAGCGCATGGTTTGAAAAGAAAGAGGGAGCTTGGTTTGCTTTTATAAGAAACAATGGAACTCAGCCCGCCCAAACAAAAGAATACCCTATGCGCTCAGTAAATGGTATAGGCAGAAGTACTTCGGTAAGTGTAGTAGGAACGAGCACTACAATTAATTTTGCAACAAACCCTTTAATAGCTATTGGTAGC